GTCCATTTCAAGTTCAGCTTGTTCTTCCATTTCGTGAGCGTGCTCACCTTCTTCCATTTCTGATACTTCCATAGACTCCGCTTCTTCAACCTCTTCAAGAGATTCCTTTACTAGTTCACTGATTTCTTCCTTCATAGTAGAAGCAAGTATTCCTTTTGCATTTTGAGTTACGGCTTCTTCCAAATTTTTCATTTGTAAAAGTGCCTCTTCAACTAAAGATTTTTTTGTGTTTTGCATTTTAGTTTTAAGCAAGAGTTTGTTTATTTTTACTAAATAAATATCTAGCTTTTAAAAAAAGTTTGTTTTTTAACAAAAGGGCAAAAAAAAATCGGGTTTTACCCCGATTTTAATTTTAATTAATTTAATTTTTTTTATTCGTAAACTTCATCAATTTTACTTTCACTAACTGAAGTAATTCTCCAATCATTCGTAAAACCTTCAAACTTTTTAGTTACTTTGGCCTCAACATCTGTAACACTGAAACCTCTTACTAATTTTTCTTCTCTGATTTTTTTAATCTTGCCAGTATCAGAATCTACTAAGTCATACTGAATTTTGGCTACAAAATATTTTTCGTCCATAATTTTTAAGTTTTTTTAATAACCTAAATAATCGGAAAGTCTCCTCATTAAGTCAACAGACTTATCATTTTTTGTTACGTTTTCAGGTGACTTTTTTTCCTCTTCCAAGTTCTCCTCGTATTTTGCCCTATCATCTTTGTTTAGGAATAGATACGCCCCTGGTGTTGATGGTGATGATACTAAGTCAAAACAAATCAATTCAAAGTCATCTTGGACTTCATTCTGTTCACCTTTTTTAGCCAACGAACCAATACCTCTTGATGATACACCCATAGTCACACCTTGTCTCATTAGGTTAGCAGCAATATCACCAGGTGATGATACTATACCTCTTTCATGAAATCCTGGTGTTGTAAGTAATTTGATTTTACCCATCAAAACATTACCTTCCCACCATACATCAGTAATCAAGTGAGAAACTCTTTCCAAATCAATCAATGAAGATTCAGGGTGATTCAATTCAGATATTGATAATCCCTTACCAATCGCATTTTTATATTTTTCAACTTCTCTTTTTAAAATTCTTTCAGGATATACTCGACCATTTCTATTTGGTACACCGTACTTTTGAAGTGTGGCATAAAATTCAAATGGTTTAGAATGTTCTAACTGTCCGTAAGATTCTCTTATAACTTCGGCGTTTCTGAATTCTTTTGGTGAAACTGTTCCAGCATCCCATTCAACTAATATTCCTTTTCCTGTATCACTTGGACCTAATACTTTCATTGTATTTTTTTCTAATAAATACTATGGAATATCAAATGTTTTTAGATTTTGATTTTGATAGTTGAAAATATTCAGACCTTAGTAGTTCATCTTGATAAACTGATTTAGCAATTTTTTTAATTTTTTCTTTTAATATTTGTGATTTAAATTCTAATGAGTCTTTTAAAAATAGTGTAATTTCCAAGCTCATAAAACTTTTTTTGTTGAGTTGTATTCCACTTGAACGTAAATCTAAATCTACTATTGAGTTCTTTTCAAACACATCTTGGTCTATAACTTCCAATAGATTGTGTTTAATTTGTCTATTTAAATTACCTGTAACTCGGTCCCAATTTTCTACCTCTTTAATTGGTTCTACCCATGATTGTATGTTTATGTAAAGTGACTTGAAATTTATTGAATCTACTGTTCCGTACACACATTTCGCATTATCAAAAATTGATAATTTTGAAGTTTTTCCTTTTTTCATTTTATATTTTTCATCTAAAGAAATTTATTGTTAAATGAATTATAAACAAAAAAAAAGTTTTTGTCAAAATCTTCCCAAACTCAAATGTATTTATTAAGATAGTATTATGATAGTAATAGAAATTCAAAAAGGTGAAAGTATCGAAAAAGCATTGAAACGATACAAGTACAAGGTTATCAAAACCAAGCAGATTGATATGTTACGTGAAAGACAAGAGTTTGTCAAAAAGTCGGTAACAAAAAGAATGAAGAAACAAAAAGCCAAATACAAACAATATATCCAACACATGGAATCAAAATAAAAAAGTCCGACTCAGTCGGACTTTTTCTTTATAACCCTTGTTCTAATTGTTTTAGTTTGTATAACGAAACCAAATCAGATTCACTTTCTTGTATCCTTTGAATTGTATTACCAATCTTTTCTTTTAACTCGATATCATCTGACTCATTAATTTTATCAGTCAACTTTGTTATCACATTTTCTTTAACTGATTTGATTTCTTCTGAAATTTGTTTTTTATTCAAGGACAATAAAGATTTTAGTTCTTTCTTATCTTCTTCAGAAATATTAGAATATTCGTTGTTAAATGTATTTGTCACAATTTTTAACATAGATGAAAGTGGTATGTTAACACTCTCTTGAACTTTTTCTTTTTTTGTTGTCGATAACAAATTTTTGATTTCTTTTTTTGTTTCCAATATTCTTTCAAGATTTGTAATTTTATTTTCATAAACTACAAAATCTATTCTTGAATATTCGTTTTCAACATCACCGTCTAAGTTTGTTTTTACCCACTGATATAATTCATCAATTTTTTTCTGATTAGAAGAAATCAAATTAGACAATTTTTCAAATGATTCATTTACATACTCACTTGCAATTTCTTTATTGATACCCTTTTCACTTGATAAATCATTGTAGATAAAGTACATCTCAGAGATGGCTTTGTTGGACAAGATATTCTTTTTGAATTCTTTCATAACAGTTTTGAAGTTATCTTTACCGTACGACTGAACCATTAATTGGTCTAAGTTTGATTTAAATTGTCCGAACTTCTTCATAATATTTTTATTAATAAATATTACTTATTCAGTAACTCATTTAGCTTATCCTCAATTTCACCTAAAGATTTTTTTCCCTTTGATAAATCAAGAACATCTTGACCTCTCAAAATATCATCTTCAATCAATAGATTCATATCCCTATCCTTAACAGATTCAGGTGTTACTTCAGCCGCTCCACCGCCAGGTGCTGGCTCTTCAGGTGTTTCTGGAAGTTCAGGCGCTGCCGTTTCCAAAGAACCAGGTTCTCCGAATCCACCTAAGTCTCCAACTCCCGGTTCAGTTGTTTCACCTGCAGGTTCTTCACCCGGTGCGGGTTGTGTTCCTTTAGTTCCGTACAACTTATCCAAATTATCAAATATGCCGGTCTTAGTAATGACTTGAGGTGTTTGTTCAAGTTCAGCGGCCACCGCCTTTTCAATTCTTTGTTGTTGAATGTCCAACTTAATTTCTTCGTCTGAGAATCCAAGAATATGTTTTTTAGCCCATGATGATGAAACTGCTTGGATACCATTTCCTGGGTCACTAACCGCATCTTTATAAAGAAGAATTTTTTCTTTCCAAGTTTCAATCTTAAGAAGGTCGGCTTGAGAAGATGGGTTTGTTAATCCTAATACGAAGTTATTTAATTCATCTTCGAAACCAAGAATGTATAAGTGAATAATCGCAATTTTATTCAACTCTTGAATCATAGATTTTTGAATTCTATTAATTGTTCTTGCAAAACGAATATCTTGTAAAGATAAATTCTTACCATCACCAACAACTTCTTCAAAACCCAAAAATGCCTTTGGTACACGAAGTGCAGTTAATAATTTCTTTTGAATGTATTCAATATCCGCAATCTCCGATAAGTTTTGAGCCCCAGGTAATGTGTCGATAGGGTTTGGAGCATTTGGGTCACGAACAGGAATAAAGAAATCCTGGTCTACAGCCATTTGGTTAAATCTTAAATCAACGTTACCTGTTTGAGGGTCAGCAATTTGGTCTCTCTTAAACTTGTTGGCAACTCTCTGTACATATGGTTCAACATCTTTGTCGTCCATATTACCGACGAACACTTTAAACACACGTCTTTCAGGTGCTCTTGAGGTTCTGTATACTAACATCGCATCTTCTGACAAAATCAATTGTTTCCAAATACGACGGGCTTTTTCCAACATAGAAGTTCCATACGGTAACTTTCTATCATCACCCAACAATCTAAAATGTGCAATTTCCCAAGTGTTGAATTCCAAATCTTTTTCATTCCAAATAAACTTCAAAGCATCTGTTGTGGCATCTGTTTGATATTTGCCTGAGGAAATTTTCATTCCTCTTTCAATTCTCTCGATTTGAATATTTGGAAGTTGTTGTGTTCCCATGACACCCTTTTCAGGGTCTAACTTCAAGTAGACAAAATTGTCTCCATACTTGCAAGTATTTCTTGTCCACATAGGTAGATTAGTATTAATATCCAATCTGTTATTGAACAAGTCTGCAAGAATTGATTTAATTCGCTTACTCTCAGAGTATATCTGTAATATAAATCCATCTTCATTTACTGTTGTTGATTCTTCGGCGTATATGTCAAGTGCTGCTGAAATCTCAGGAGTATACTCCATACTCTCATAGTCATAATACGCAGCCAATCTTGTTGGTTGATAGTAAACGGCTTGAGTATATAAATTACTTTCTACTTTTGTCCACTGTTGACCTAAATAAAGAGATTGTTGAGCTTGAAGTTTTTCTCTTTCATACTCTTGTTTATCCGTAGTCTTTAGTAATTCCTTTTTGTCGAATTTGTAAACAGGAGCTTGCTGGTCCAAAGTTGAGTCGGGACCAAATACTTTACCAAGTCTCTGCCAAATCGTTAAATTATTTTCTGCCATTATACTATTGTTAATAATACGTTCATTCTTCAATAAAGAAATAAATATTTACTTACCGAATAACCATAAATACTTCTGATAATCACTTTGTGTAGGTTGTCCAAACTTTTGATTGTCCCTTCCGTAATTACCCATAGATAAACCCGGATTAAAATCTTTCATTGAACCTTTCACGGGTGTTTCATTTACCGTCCAACTTTCCACCATCGCTTTGGTTGTTTCCGTTACCTTTTCCAACTGTGAGAAAGAAGTCTCACCAACATAAATTGCCATGGCACATGACATAATAAGGTCATCGTGTTGTCCTTTAAGGTGGTCAGGTCTACCGTTTACATAAACAAACGTATTTAACTCATTTAACAATCTACTTGACCTAATATGAAATCCATGTCTTAAAGCTTCTTCAAAAGCAGCAATAATCTGAACTCTTTTGGAGTTAAAATTTATACCAGGAATTTTCTCTAATGCTTTTGGGTCATACTTCCATTTATCCGCAACGTTTACCCCGTCAATGTATAAATTTTTATAACCGAGTTCTTGTAGTTTTCGTGATGTAGAAACCCCCATCCCTCCTGTGATATCAATAACAACAAATGCGTTGTACATAACAGCCCATTTCATTGCAACATCGGCAGCTACATCAGGTGGAATCTTCCCCAAATACTCTAATACCTGTTCTCGTTCGTCAAAGTCAATTATGTTGAATGTGGTAAAGTCTTCAGAGTCACCTCGAGATACGTCAATACCCATAATATACTTGTGACCCTCTACAGGTTCTTTCCACTGCCAGATAGCACCACCCATAAATTTGTTTACAGGATTTTGAATGTCATTTTCTTTCATTCTCTCCACAACATCAGGGGGGATTACAGAGTCACCTGAACCCAAGAAGTTACACTCCAATTCCTGTGCAATTTTTCTTCTATCAAATTTTAACTTTTTAGCCATTGATTCAAACCAAGATGAATATGGTTTGTAACCGTCCGTAAAATGTTTTTTAATTTCTTCGAAATTTCTTTCATAAGGATTTATGTGTGAATAGTCCACAGTTATTTCATCGTCTTTATAATCTGAACGATTTAACATATAGTGAACGATGTCTTTTACTTTGAGTAACTTTAAGTCTTTAGAATAACGTGGGTCACGATACCAATACATCTCTGTAATTTTGAAATCGTTCATACCACGAAGGGCTTGGTCGTAGATACTGTAATAAATTGGGTCAAATCCGTTTGGTGTTGAGATTACTATTACCTTACCACCTGTTGACAAAGACGCCATACACGCAGACCAGAAATCATCATCTGCATCAATAAACGCAGCTTCGTCAAAAATAAGAATAGTGGGGGTATATCCACGAAGTGCGTCCTTTGAAGTTGCAACTGCCTTTACTTCACAACCATTTGACAGTTTAAAATGTTTTTGTGCATTTTTCTCGTTAGAAAACCCAACACCTAACCAAGAAGGCCATTGTTCAACAAATGACCTAATCTTGTTTGCCATCTCGATTGAGGTATCTTGTTTGTTGGCAATTACAAGGATTTTTTCAGGTTTTGTTTTTGAGGCAAATACTAATCTTTTTGAAACCCAAGCAGATGTTACTGTCGAAACACCCGCTTGTCGATATTTCAATGCGATGTTTTCTTCGTAGGTATCGTAATCATCAATTAACCTAACTTGGTCAGGAAAAAGTTCTAATGGAACGTATTTCGATTGTGTGTTATCGTAGGTTTGCAAATATGTTCTCAGTGCGTAGGAAGTATTCTTTACACACTTAGCATACTCTAAAATTGCCTGTTCTTTCGATAACGCCATCAACCATAGTATAAATGATTTATGATAAATCTATACCTAAACCACCCAAAAAGTTTCTGAAGTCGTCGTCATCGTTTTCGTCTTCATCGTCAGCACTCATAGCGTCTTCGTAGTCGTATTTCTTGAGTTCTTCGATGATTTCGTCAACCATTCTTTTTACGATTTGTTTTCCTGCGGGTGTCTTACCCATAATTTCTCTAGCCACTTGGAAGAATTCTTCAGTACTTAACGCTGAAAATCTTGAGAACAAGTAGTTTTGAATTTCTTTTAAATCATCCTCAAATAATTCATCAGGATATGATTCCAAGAATCTTTCCCAAATAACAGGACCTAATCTTAAATCCCACATTTCGTATGGTAATGTATCTTGTGACATCATAACCATCTCGGCAGCTTTAGGGTCATCAGGTAAACCTTGTGTACCAAGTACCTCATATACACTTTTGAGTAATTCGTGGATTAGAATAGGGAAGAACAAACCTTTAACTTTAATAGTTGGTGGGTCAGTTTTATCATCCACTTCTTCTGTTCCTTCAACACCTTGACCTGTCTCACCCATCATGTTCATCATCTGCTCAGGCATAATCCAATACAACAAATCGTTGATTGACATTAACACTCCGTAAAGATTCAAAAGTCGTGGGTCGATTCTATTTAATTCTTCTTCAACTAAATTGAACATGTAATGTCCTTTTTTAGATGCTCCTTGAATCAATGAATTAATAAATCTTCTTTTCGCCTTTTCCAAGTCAAACTTTTCAAAAGCTTTCATGAAATTATCAATATCATCTTCGGCTTCGTCTTCAGATACACCAAACTTTTCTAATACATCCTCTTCAGATGGTTCTTGTGATTTTTTTGGTAACTTAGAAGTATCTACTTGACCCATACCACTTGTAAGTTCTACATCAAATTGGAATGCGTTTTCAGGTAAAGACATTTCTTTCTTAACCAAGTCAACTGCTAAGTTTTCTAAGTACTCTTTGTTTTGATTTTCAATAGACTTAACTGTTTGAACAGCCTGTGCCATCATCATCATAAGTTGTTGTAGACCATTCATACCCTGTGGGATATTAGTCAAACCTGTATAACGTTTTACCTTGTCAACAACGTCTTTAAATCTTTTAGAAGCAATTAATTCTTCAAAAGTAGACACGGTACCATCATCATCTATATCAATATCCAACGCAGGATTATCCGAAAACGGAGTATCCTTATCCTCGATACTTCTTTGAATGTCTGGTGACATTCTCTCAGGTCCATCGTAACTGATTGGAGCTTCGTTAATTTTAATCCTCGTTTTCATCTCTGAATTGAATATTTAAGTTTTTGAATTTTAAGAAATCAGGTAACTCAGCTTTTGGTGCTGGTTGGTGTTTCGGTTGGTATGGAGATTTTCTGTCAGGTTTTGTTGGTGTTTTTACTGGAGTCTTAACAGGAGCCTCTTTTGTATCACCAGCCTTTGGTGCTGGTTGGTGTTTCGGTTGGTACGGAGATTTTCTTTCGGGCTTTGTAGGTGTCTTAACAGGAGTCTTAACAGGTGCCTCTTTTGTGTCCGCCTCTAAAATATCTTTCTTTGTCATTTTTTCAGTCATTACGTATTTCTTAATCAAAGATACTAAAGATTCTTCAATCTGTCTAACAACCTTTTGATGATTCTCATTTTGTTGTTTTACGTCTCTAACACATCTCTCATATTTATTCATTTGTTTGGCACTCCACTCACTTCTTTTTCTTGTTTTGAATTCTTTCCCTAACTGACTAGTACAGATTGCCCAAGCATTGTTTTCTTCTTTTTCCTCACCCATCGTAGTACGATTGTTATCAGAATCATCGTCCATTCCATCAGGTGCCATATCTTTTTCATCGTGAGGTGTTTCTTGACCTGTATCGGTCTGCATAGCTAAATCACCCAAAGCATCATCAGCTTCAACATTATCTTCTTCTGATGCAATTTTTTTAGCTATTGTATCTACAGTTTTACCCAAACCCGCCAATTCTTCTTTGGCTTTTTTAGCCGCATCCGTAATACTTTGTTCAGATATTAATTTACCATATAAGGTATTAATCTGTGATTCATTTAATTTAGAAAGTGTTTCAAATCTAAATCCTTCTTTCAATAAGGCTATTACTTTGTTTGATTTCATAGTACTAGTGTTTTTTCATAATTTAATACGATATCTCTTTCGTATAATTTATCTTCTACTTGTTTTACAGACTCACCAAAATGAAAAACTAATCTTTTCATTTTTTCTTCTGTAACGGCTTCAGAGTCTGAATCTTCCCATCCTAATGCTATAACACCTTCGACCGAATCATAAACTGAAAAAAAATCTGAATTTTGAATCAGATTTAAATGTAATCCAGAATTTTTAAGAACTCCTACTTTCTTTATAAAATCAATTTGGGGTGGAGAAGGTTTACCTGAAGCTGGTTCAGAATCCCACTCATCACCCCAAACGTCATCCATATCAGAGAAGATAAACTCGTAAATGTTATCGCCTCTAAAATTAGGTCCTAACTCATTTACGTAGACTAACTTCATAAAATTTCACCTTTTCGTGTAATTTTAAGTTGTTGACCTTCGTTTTCAAAAACTAAATTACCCTTGTTTGTTTTACCTAAGAATTTAATATCCTTATGTTCTTTTACTAAGAAATCAGAAGTTAATTCTTGTTCAATTGTTTCTGAAAGTTCTTTGATTTGTGACTTGATAGTTACTTTGTTTCTGATTTCAGAAATATAGTTGTTAACTTTCTTATCCTCTTCAATTTTCTTTTCAGACTCAGTAACTACAAAATACTTTGAAAGAACTTTGTCAATTTTAGATTCTGAAAAAATTTCATCCATTATCTTGTCATACCCAACTTCTCCTTCAGCCATTTCAGGTTCTTCAGCAGGTGCTGGTTCTGTCATATCAATATCAGCATCAATGTTCAAATCAATTTCATCGTCAACACCATAGTCGATAGTATCTTCATCACCTTCAAGTTTGTTAAGAATATCGTCGTAGTCCTCTTCGGTTAATTTTGATAAATCCATGGCAGAAAAAATAGAATTTATCACGTACTTCATATTCTCAGAGCTTAAACCTTGTTGAGTGTCTAAAGTTCTTAATTTTTGTGTAATTTTACCTGTAAGTTTTTGAATTGTCTTAAAAGAAACTTCTTCTTCACTACCGTCAACAGCAGGTTCAGTTTCCATATCAAGACCTAAATCCATTTCCTCACCACCATCCGCAGCTGGTTCGTCCATACTCAAATCTAAATCTAACTCATCAGTTGCAGGTGCGTCCGCCATAGGTTCTGCAGGTGCAGGTGCCGGTTCAGATGCAGGTGCCGCAGGTAAATCAAAAGTTGGTTCAGCCGCAGGTTCTTCAGATTTAGGAGTCTTTAAAACAAATTTCTTTTCTTCACCAAATAATGAAACACCCTCTTCATTTTCATGTACTCTGTTCAATTCCTTAGCTAATAAATTGAAACTCTTAAGTGCTTGAGAATATGAAGAATAGTATTTTCTATTTTTCATTGGCTCCATGTAATCTCCTGTTGATTCGTCTATGCTAGACTTGATAATATAACCATTCTTTTCATTAACGATGTGGTAATTTTTTCCATCAGCTAACTGACGGCTATATTCAGTAGTTGATGTTTCTTTGATGTTTGAACGGTCTACTTCGTTGAAACGTGCTATTTCCATAATACGTCTTAACTTAGCTTCACCTGTCAACTTTTCACTACCAATTGGTTTTAAATCTGCCATTTTTGTATATTTTTTTGTTAGTTGTTTAGTCCATTGAACCCTCCCAATGTAAAGGACTGACATTGGATAGCAATAACTTCAGGTTCTCCACCCTCAGTCCAAACAGGATGTGGTAAATCCCACGTTACAATTTCACCCACAGTTTGTCCTGAACCAGGTACATAACCCGTCAATCCTGCGGTGTAATAAGAAGTACATGCTGTTACTGCCATAATTTTTTTCTATATAAATATACTGAAATATCACATTTTTCAGCGTTTTATAAATTATTCAACAACTTCTTGTTCTAACGAAAGATTTTTGTCTGTCAATTCATTAGCAAAATCAAAAAGTTTTTGTATATATCCATTCCTTCTCAAAAATTTAAACACTAAATTTTCATAGGAATATTCACCTTCTCTTTCAAGTCCAGCACTTCTATAATCTTTTAATCTATCTTTAATTTTTTCAACCATTTTGATAGATGATTTAAAATCATCAACGTCTGAATCTTCAATAGTCATATCGATTATATCCATCCACTGTTCAACTTTTTCTTTAATTTTTCTTT